CACACCCCGAATGGCACGCTCTACGGGTTCCGTGTATCGAGGCTTGGCCGGAAGGATGGTCAGACGAGAAAAGCCGGTGCCGTGAGCTATGGGCTGAATGGCACGAGCGGTTTTTAGCCGGGCGCGGCGACAAGTCATTCTACAAAAAGAACAAGCGCGAAATGACACGCGGCATGAAGCTATCCGCACCGGCAGCGTTCACGGGTTCGGAACAATGCCCAGATGCGTTCTACGGCGTCATGCGGATGTACTACCGAATGGGGCATGAGGCGTTTATGGCCGAACGGCAGCAGCAGCCGGTCGACCCTGTATCGTTGGCGGGGCAGTACCTGTTAAACCCGGCTATTATCCTATCACGGCGTAACAAACTGCCGCCGATGCAAGTGCCGGATTGGTGCTCTATGAGGCTGGCGTCTTCTGACATCAATCCGTCATACGCGCTTTCGACCGTCCTTCCCGGTTTCGGGATTGACCAGACGGCGGCTATGCTGTGGCACGGTCTACACCCGCTCGCGATTCGGTCAGACCTTCCCGCGCCGGAGTTTGCCCGGCAGCTATTCGGGCAGCTTACAGCGCACGGGCGGTTTCTGGCCTCACTGCCATGCAAGCCGGAAGCCTGGGGGATCGACGCGGGCGGCGCCCAGTTCGACGCGGTGGTCAGGTTCGCTTCCGAGTCTGTGAGCCTGTGCGGTATTCAGGCGTACGCAATGACCGGGCGCGGGTGGAAGGCATACAAACCATACGGCAAGACGGCAATTCCTGCGCAGATACGTGAGCAATGCCATGGGTGCATGGATCAAAAAGAGGGGAGGCGTATCCGGTGGGTGGCGTGGAACAGCGACTACTGGAAAGAGATTGCGCAGCGGGCATGGCTTGGGGAAGTAGGCTCGCCGGGTTCAATCAGCATCCCGACCGGTGATCACCGCGAACTATCGGATCAGATCGTAGCGCAACCGCTGCTAAAAAAGGGCATAGGCTTAAGCGGAGCAATGGAGTGGATTTTCAAGCCTGATAATCTATGTTCCAAGCACGATTTTGGTGACGCGATGGCACAATCTTACGCGCTTGCCGCCTATGTTGGCATAGGCACGGGCGGGCGCGTGTCAAAACCAAAACAAAAGGCGTGCGTGCCGATGCGCAGGCCGTCAATGGGGAGATGAGAAATGGCAAGACCGTATAAGACACGCGACCCGCAGCCAATGCAACGCGACCCTGCGATTGAGAACGCGCCGCCGTTGCCGAATGAAAACCGGCCCGCGGTGCTGGTTCAGGTGCCGACCGTGCCGACCGTGCATTGCGCGAGGTGCGGCGGGGTGAAGTTCAATAACAACAGCGCGACCCGGCCTAGTCTTGCGGCTGACAAGATGACGCGGCGCAAGCAGTGCATGCAGTGCGGTCAGTGGCACGTCATGCAGAGCGCACCGACCGAGATAGAGCGGGCGCGGTATTGGGGAAAGGCTGAAAAATGAAAGACGCAAGCGACCAGATTCAAAAGGCCAGCGTGGATATTCTGCGGAAGGTCAACGCGGCAGCGGATGGGTGCGGTCTGAAAATGTACCAGACCGAGAGCAAGTGCGAAACAAAGGTGCGTGACGGACGGGGATACGTTACGGTGACAGCGGAGTTCGTGACGCTGTTTCAGGCGGATAAAGCGTAACCGTAGACCGTCTGTTGACCGTCCCGCGCTTGGGTCAAACCGGGCGCGGGATTTATTTTTAGATTGGGTATTGACAGAATAGCGGTCTTATGATTAAATCATCTCAACGCCTAAGTTGGGCGGGCTAACGAAAGGGTTACATTATGACAAACGCGGTCACATCGAAAGCAGAAATCACGCGGCTTGAAACCGCATTCATCACGGCGCTCGGCGCTGGCATCAACGCGCTACAGGCGGCGGGCCGGGCACTGGTCAAACTCATGGAAGCAGACCCGGACGCGGGCGGGCGGTTGATTACGGAACGCGGCATACCCCGCGCTACACTGGTCACACTGTCACGCATCGGCAAGGGCGACCTGTTGCCAGAACTGGCTTTCAAGCCTGCTATGGGGCGGCTTCCTGCGGCGGATCAAAAGCGGATTGTCGAGGGGACGGTTGAAGCCGTGGTGATTCGCAACGGCAAGACGGAGACGATCAAGGTTGACCTGCGGAACGCCGTGCCTGCGATGGTTGACCAGATCGTCGCACAGGATCACATCCGCACGCTGCCCGAACAGGTGCAATACATCGAGACGCGGCGGGCGGCTCCGGTTGCTACAGCAGGGGCGGAAGGCGTTCCGTGGCGCGTTCGGGGTGGCAAGATCGACATCCTGCGGCCGGTGAACGGGCTGTCACGGTCTGACCTGTTGACGATGCAGCGGGCGTTGGAGGGCTAAGCGATGGGTACGCCATGGGCATTTATGACGCAGGAACAGCGGGAGAAGAAGCTGGCGCTGGACCGGGCTCGGCGTGCCGCAAACCGGGAGAAGGAGCTGGAGAAGGCGCGGGCGCGGGGCCGGGCGCGGTACGTGGCAAACCCGGAGAAGATGCGGGCGAGGGTGCGGGCGTGGCGTGCGGCTAACCCGGAGAAGTCTCGGGCTGCGGTGCGGGCGTGGAACGCGGCAAACCCGGATAAGGCACGGGCGCGGTTTCGTGCGTACAAAGAATCCAAGCGCCGCGCCCGCATGACTCTCGCCCTTCTCGCGATAGGAGGCACAAGATGAGCGTGCCATACGCATTTATGACGCCGGAACAGCGGGCGCGGAAGCGGGCGCGGCAGCGGGAGTGGTACGATGCAAACCGGGACAAGGAGCGTGCGAGATGTCGGGCGTACCGTGCCGCTAACCCGGAGACGGAGCGGGCGCGGCGTGCGGCAAACCCGGAGAGGGAGCGGGCGCGGCAGCGGGAGTGGTACGCTGCAAACCGGGAGATGGCGCGGGCGTCGGACCGGGCGTACCGTGCCGCTAACCCGGAGAAGAATCGGGCTAAGGTGCGGGCGTGGAACGCGGCTAACATGGAGAAAGTACGGGCTGCGAAACGGGATAGACGCGAGGCCGCACGCCGCGCCCGAATGACCCTCGCCCTTCTCGCCATAGGAGGCGCAAAATGAAATAACCCGCCTTCCATCCATCCAACCGACCCCACCTTTAACCGGGTGGGGTTTTTTGCTTTTCCGGTTTTCGTACAATTCTATTCTACCCCTATTGACACCGCACCCGTATTATGAAAACATGACGCCGAAAACAACCGGGCAGATCGGACGGCCATCCGATTAGTCCAAAGCTGACTGAATGAGACGCGGCTTGTAGGAGCCTACACTTCTACAGCCGCGTCTTTGTTTTGCCCGGTAAACTTTTTGAAGGGGCGCGACAATGGGCTACATGCCGCAAACCATAATCGCAGGCGAAACAATCTGGATCGCCGCCGCGAATACCGCGCAAGACAAGTCAGACATCACGATTGACGGCGCGACCCCCGCGGGCGGCTACACGCTTGCCTTCCAGTTTGCCGCACAGCCGACGCCGATATCCGTTGCGGCGGTTGCCAACGGTGCGCAGACCGGTTGGACGCTTGAAGTGACCGCCGCGCAAACTCTGGCATGGAAGGCCGGTAGCGTGGCCTACGCCGCCTATGCGACGCTCGCGGGGCGGGCTTACGCTGTCGAGAGCGGCGCGATCACCGTCAAGCCGTCACCGCTTGCGACATCCTCATGGACGGCGGTCATTGCGGCGTGCGACGCGGCTATCCTGACCTACGCCGGAAACCCCAACGGGAGCCTATCAGTGGACGGCATGTCGGTATCATATCGCAGCCTGACCGACCTGACGAACCTGCGTGACTACGCCCGAACGATGGAGCAACGGGAAACCGGCAACCGGCCCTTGCGGATAATCAGAGCGAGGTTCACATGACGTTTAACTGGCCTTGGGGAAAGAACCGAGCGCACCGCCCGCAATCATTCGGCGTGCGTGGTTTTCAGGCCGCGCAGACTGACCGCCTGCTTGCCGGTTGGAAGTATGACGGGGGCTTCACGCCGTCCGAAATCTCGTCTTTCCTAGACACGATCCGGGGCCGGTCGCGTCAAATGGCGAAAGACTCCCCGCACTTTCGGCGCTGGTTGCAGCTTTCGGCAATCAACATCGTCGGGGAAGGTTTCGCGCTGAAATCAACGCCGCATGACGGGGCCCCGGGCGGGAAAGACTACAAGCTAGACGAACAGGCGGCGCGTTTCATTGAGTGGCATTGGTGGCGCTTCTGCAATTACCGCGACCCGTCAACCGGGCTGACATGGTGCGACGCGACCGGGCGCAAGACCGACGCAGAGCTTGACCGCCTGAACGTCAAGACGCAAAAGCGTGACGGCGAGTATTTTATCCACATAATGCGGACGTCTGCCAATCCCTACGGCGTGGCGTGGCGCGTCTTGCGGCCTGATTGGTGCGATCACACGTACAACAGCGCCGGGCTTGCGAATGGAAACATCGTGCATTGCGGCGTGGAGATGACCGAGCATGACCGCCGCCCGGTGGCGTACTACTTCCATACCGTCCCCAAAAATGCTTACGCTTTCAACGGGCGCGGGTTGCCTCTTATCCGCATACCGGCGACCGAGATTATCCACGGCTTTACCCAAGAGGACGAAGACCAGCCGCGCGGAATCCCAGAAGGCTACGCCGGGCTGATGAAGCTGAAAATGATTGACGAGCTAGACCGGGCGGAGTTGACAGCGGCGCGTGAGGACGCCTGTTCGACCCGGTCTTATGAAGCAGATCGGGCGGCGGACATGGACGCCTTTTCAGACCTGACGCAGCCGGATAATTCCGACGCTGCACAGGCACTTATGGCCGAGAAAGAGCCAGGCCAATCCATGATCCTGCCGCCCGGTTGGAGGGAGAAAGTCAACACGCCGCAGCATCCGAACCGTGAGCACGCGCCGTTTAAGGACGGCATGCTGAAAGACGTGGCGAGCGCGTTCGGTGTTGAGTATTCCAACTACACGAACAACTGGAGCGGGGTATCATTCTCCAGCGTGCGCGTCGGGACAATCAGCGAGCGTGACGGGTACATTGTCCAACAGAACGATTTTATCAGCCAATGCAAGACGCCGCAGTTTCTCGCGTGGTTGCGGTCTTTCCTGTCGCTTTCGGTTTCGGGTCAACTGCCGATTGCCAAGTTTGACAAGTTCGCAGAGCACGAATATCGCGGGCGGCGCTGGATGTGGGTTGACCCGATGAAGGACATGAACGCCGCTGTTATCGCCGTTGATCGCAAGTGGAAAACGAATACCCAAGTCGCGTCCGACATGGGGTCTGATTACGCTGACAATGTGGAAACATGGAAGCGCGAACAGTTGCTTGTTGCGGGTGACAGCAAGGAGAATGTGCCGGTTCTTAATGGAGCGCAGATCACGGCGGCGCTTGAAGTCATGCAGAATTATGCGGCTGGTGACATCGGAAAAGAGTCTGCGGTTGCGCTACTCACTGCGGCAGGCGTGCCAGCCGACGCCGCGCAAAACATGGTATCAAAACAGATCGTAAAGGAGGCAGACGATGAAGACGAAGACGCCACAGCAGACAAGTGAAAAGACCGAGGCACCTGATTTGATGATCCGGGCCGCAACGGTTGACATCCGCGCCGCAGAGGGCAACGCGCCCGCACAGGTGCGCATGTCGGTTTCGAGTGAAGAGCCTGTTCTGACGATGGTCTACCTAAATGACAAGTGGCAGCGGGCATACGAGATCCTTGACCACGGCGAAGGCAGTATTGACATGAGCCGTTGCAAGGATGGCCTCGTGATTCTCGACCGGCATTTTGGCGATCAGGTCGGCTTGATGGCAGTTGAATTGAACAATCGTAAGATGGACGGGCCTGTCGAGTTTTGCTCCGGGCAGAGAGCGCAAGACATTTCAAAGGACGCGGCAAAAGGACTCCGGCGCAACGTATCAGTGGGATATCTGGTACGCGCCGGAGCTTATCGCATCGAAGGGGAAAAGGATGGCGTACCGGTGGTACGGGCGCTGTCTTGGACGCCCTACGAAGCGAGCTTTGAGCCGGTGCCTGCGGATACAACGGTCGGCGTAAACCGCGCCGCCAATCACACCAAAACGGCTGTTGAAACAGCCAAGGAGATCAGAATGGAACCCAAAGACATGGCCGCTCTTTTTGAGCGTGCGGCGAAGTTTGGTATCGGCGCGGACAAGGTTTCGGCGCTGGTTGCGGACGGCAAGGGCCGGGCCGAGTTGGACGCGATGATCGTTGACAAGCAGGCGGAAGACCTTGCCAGCGAGCGCAAGACCCTTGTGGAGTTCAAGAGCCGCAAGCCGGATCGCGCCGAGGCTGGCACCCCGCCCGCCGTTGGCACGGCTGAAATCGGTCTGACCCCGGCGCAGGCGCGGTCGTACAGCATGCTGCGTGCGATTCAGGGGCAGATTCCGAATTCCGGTGTTGACGCCGGTTTCGAGCGTGAGTGCTCGCAGGAAGTCGCCAAGAAGCTCGGTCGGGCCGCACGTGGTTTCTTCGTCCCTTACGATGTGCAGGTTGCTAAGCGCGATTTGCAGATTGCCGGGGCCGGGACAGGATCGAAGTTTGTTGCCACGAACCTGCTTGCCGGTGACTTCATTACCGCGCTGCGGGCAAACATGGCACTTCCCAAGCTGGGCGTGCGTGTGCTGTCCGGGCTGGTTGGGGATATCGCCATTCCGAAGGGCGCGGCGGTCACGGCAACGTGGGGCATTGAGACGGCCGACGCCGACGAAGTGACTCCCGTCCTGTCGCAGGTCACTGGCACGCCGAAGACGGTCAAGGCCCGGACGAATATCAGCCGCAAGCTGATTATGCAGTCCAGTCTGGACGTGGAAGCGTTTGTCCAGAACGAGCTGGCGGTTGCGCTGGCCGTTGCGATTGACAAGGCCGCGTTCAACGGCGCGGGCACCGCCGAGCCGACTGGACTTCTGACCGGCCCGATCAGCACGGACGTCGCTGTCACCGCTGGCACGCCGACCTACGCCGAGATGTGCAACCTCGTCGCCACGGTGACGGGGAAGAACGTCAATCTGGACATGCTGAAGTTCGCCGTTACGAACGAAGTGTTCTGGAAGTTGGCTGCGACGGCGACCAGCACGAACGGGCCGCTGTTCATTGCCGACATCCTGTCCGGCAAGATCATGGGCCGCGAGACGGTGGTTTCCGAAAACGTGACCGCAAACTACGGCTTCATCGGCGACTGGTCGCAGATGATCCTCGGCATGTGGGGCAATGGCCTCGACATCCTGGTTGACCCCTACAGCGGCAGCAGCAGCGGGCTGGTGAAGGTTGTCAGCTTCATGGACGCCGACATCATGGTTGCGCAGGCCGACGCCTTCGCACACGCCGACATCACTTCGTAGTCGGTGGTTCACAATGACGCCGGTCTGGCCTGAAAAACCAGACCGGCTCACACAGCAAAAAGGAGATGACAAAATGAAGCGATATCTGATTGCGGGCCTGTTGCTCGCTACGTTTGCGCTGACTTCGCACGCCGCGCTTGACGTGTATGACTCCGTGACCGTCAGCACGCTCGGCAACCCGACGCTTGTGCCGGTCGGCACAACGGTCACGAATACCGCCGTGGACGTTGCCAACTGCAAGGGCATCGGGAACCTGATTATCACGGTCGGGGCCGGGGCTACGAACGCGGCTGACTACGTTTGCACCGTCACGCTCAAACACTCGACGGCAAGCGCGGGAACGTATACGACCGTCACGAACGGCACCGGTACTGCGATGGTGTTCACGACCGCCGCAAGCAACGGCGTCGGGCGCGTCGTATCGAGCAAACTGGAAGCGGAAGTCTTGAAACGCTACCTGCGGCTTGAAGGCGCGGCGGTCGGCCAAGACGGAAGTTTCGGCGGCGTATTCCTCTACAGCAAGTAACAATGGGAAGCACATGTCCGACATCGGCACAACGGCTTTCAATGCGATATACGGCGCAATGCCAGAGGCACGGGCAACCGCAACCTTTGGCCGCACGGTAGTCGCTCGTTGCCTTTGCTCCGGTGTCGGGCAAACCCGCAACCCTACCGAGATAGGGGCGGGGATTGAGTTTGACGGCAGGTTGCATGTTTTGGCAACCGACGACCCAACGGCAAACATGTCAGATGCTGATATGGCAAAGTTGCTGGTAAAAGTCACTTTATACGGGCAGACAAAAGAAACAACCTACAAAATAGGCAGCAGGCATCCTATGGCTGGAAAGGTTGTTTTCTCATTGGAGTATCAGCATGGCCAGTAGCGCGGGCATAAGTATCGATGTACCGCAGGCCACGATTGCGGCCTTGCGCCGTGCTATGGATCGCGCCGGGACGGAGTTCGGGAAGTCCGTCCGTTCGCAGGTCAAGATTGCGGCGTGGTCAATCGGCAAGACTCTCGGCACGGCGACGCGGGTAGCGGATAGGCACATCCCGCTTGCAAGGGTTAGCCGGAAGGAAGCGAAGCTGCTAAGCATTGAACGGCGCACCGGGCTGCAATCATTCATCGGCACCAAGTATTTCGGCGGCAAGGCAAAACAGATCACCATTTTTGCGAAGGGCATTGCAGCGGCGAAGCGTGACATCCGTGCGCAGAATTATAGATTCGGCCTTGCCAAGCTCTCATGGCGTGCATCCATCGGCGGGCTTGGATCACAAGCCGGAATGGGTGTATCGAAAGCGAACGCAAAGACGCTACAAAAGGCCATGCAGCGGGCGGCGGTGGCGCGGAATCTGAAAGGCGATAACCCGTCAATCATGGTAGGCAGCTATCTCCCTTACACGCAAGATGCACTTATCGGCGGGCCGTCTGCGATTGCACCGGCGATTGACCGGGCGGCGCGGATGATGATGCACAATATGGACTCGAAAGCGGCGAAACTCGTTAAGGAAATGGCGACCGCATGAACGCACCGAGAATCATAGAGTTGGGGCTTGCGGCGGTGCTACTGGAGCACGGCGAGATGGGTGCTGAAACGTCTGTTCGTCCGTGGCGTTCGCTGGCATCGACTCACACCGATCAGAGCCGGACGCTTCCGTGCGTGGACATCCGCTGCACGGCGGCGCAACACGACGAGGATCAGGCGACGCAAAGCTGCCTGTGCGATATTACGATCCAGACCAGCGGGCCGGAAGATGCAGACCATGCACA